AGTCGGCACCTGGTGAACAAGCGGCCGTCGTCGCAGTGGTTCGCCGCGGTGTGGTCGGCGATGGCGGATCTGCTGACGACCGAGGGCGCTCGGCGGCGGGTGCGGATGGAGATCGAGCGGAAGCCGGATGCCGATGAGGGCGACTTGGCGTCGGTGACTCCAATTGACCGCTACAGCTCTCTCTGACGATCTGGCCGAGCTTCTCCCTGGGTACTACGTCGATCCTTGGAATGACACTGGCGCTTGGTGCACGATTCCGTGGCCGCTGGACATGGAGCTCAAGCGGTTTCTGCTTCAGAACAGCATCGGCCCGCAGGTCATCGATTGGGCTGAGTGGCGCAATTATCGGAAGCTGGGCGACGAGCCGGGGCTGATTCACCATCTGACCGGTGAGCGGTGGGAGTTCACGCCGGGCCAGAAGCGGTTCCTGATCCTCTGGTATGCGTTCAATCCGGACAATGGCCGCTGGCTGTACCGGTCGGGTGTGAAGCGTGGTGCGAAGGGCACTGGGAAGGACCCGTTCGGGGCAGCGTGGTGCAACGGGGAGCTGATCGGCCCGACGCAGCTGGTGAAGCGCAACGGCGTGTGGGTGGGCGAGCGGCACCGTATGGCGTTGGTGCAGATCGCCTCCAACTCGGAGGCGCAGTCCAAGGACGTCCTGCGGGTTGCGAACGCGCAGCTTTGCGCGGAGACCCGCCAGCACTACGGGCTCGACTGCGGTGAGACGCGTACGAACGTTGCCGGCGGTGGGCGGCTGGAGATTCTGACCGCCAGCGAGAAGACGAGCGAGGGCGACCCCGCCACCGCCATCATGATCAATGAGTCGCATCACATGACCGAGAGCTCGGGCGGGCACAAAGTTGCCGAGGTTGCCCGGCGCAACGTGGCCAAGTCGCCGCGGTGGGTGCAGGCGCGGGAGTGCCAGTTCACCAACGCTCACCGGCAGGGCTACGACTCGGTTGCCGAGCAGGTGTTCATCGCCTGGCAGCATCAGGTAGCCGGTAGGGCCAAGCGGGTCGACATCCTGTATGACTCGATCGAGGCCCCGCCCAGTGTCGACATCCACGACGACGATTCGCGGATGGCTGGCCTGACCGCGTCCTATATGGACTCGCCTTGGTCGGACCTTGAGCGGCTCTCCGACGAGATGCTCGACACCCGCACGTCGATCGCCGACTCGATCAGGTACTACCTGAACGGTCTCGGCGCCGACCAGGACGCGTGGATCGATCCGCGCAAGTTCGATGCTCTGCCCGGCGCCGACTTCGTGGTGGCCGACAAAGAGATGATCGCCATGTTCCTCGACTGTTCGAAGTCGACGGACGCCACCGGCCTGGTCGCCTGCCGGATCTCTGACGGGCATGTGCTCACGCTCGGCGTGTGGCAACGCCCGCACGGCATGCCGCAGAACAAACGGTGGCTCGCCCCGCGGCACGAGGTCGATGCTGCGGTGGACGCGGCGATGAAGCGCTACCACGTCGTCTGGTTCGGCGTCGACCCTTCGCCGGCGAAGGACGATGAAACTGAGGCGCTCTACTGGATGCCTCAGATCGACAAGTGGCACCAGAAGTATCGGGAGAAGCTGCCGATCTGGGCGACGTCGGGTGAGAAGCTCGGCCATTCGGTGCTGTTCGACATGCGCCTGTCCCAGCGGGGCGGGTTGGAACGCAACAAGCTGTTCACCGAGGCCGCCGGGCAGGTCGCGAAAGACATCGACGGCGACGACGAGCAGCCCGGCACGCTCACGTGGGATGGCCATCCGTTCCTGCGGATCCACACCCACAACGCACGCCGCCGGCCGAACCCGTGGGGTGTGAGCCTCGGCAAAATCACCCGCGACTCGAACAAGCTCGTCGACCTCGCCGTGTGCATGGTCGGCGCCCGGATGGGCCGAAGGATCGCGCTCAACTCGGGCAAGTTGCCCAAGAAACGTTCTGGACGTGCTGTCGGCTGGGGGTGACTCGTGGCAACACTTTTGGCCGCTCACACTCCGATGGACGCGAAGACGCTGGCCAATGTCGTGCAGTACCTGATCGCGACGCGGCGGGCTGAAGAGGTCCGCTATTCGGAAATCCACGAGTGGGTCAAAGACCGGGTGTGCTCGATCTACGCACCCAAGGACGCGTCGGTGGAGTACCGGCAGCTGATCGACCAGTCGCGGTGGAATGTGCTGCCGCTCCTGATCGATTCGCTGGCCAAAAACTTCTACGTCGACGGCTACCGGCCGAAGCGGGCTAGCGACAACGCGAAGGTGTGGAAGTACTGGCAGCTCAACCGAATGGACGCCCGCCAGTCGGGCCTGTGGCGTAAGTCGCTGGAGTACGGCGTCTCCTACACGGTGACGCTGCCCGGCATGGTCGAGGCGGAAAAGGCTCCGGTCATCACGCCGTGGTCGCCGCGCCGGCTGACTGCCGTCTACGAGGATCCGATCAACGACGAGTGGGCCCGCTATGCGATGACGGTCGGGTTCGAGAAGCCGATCTTCGACTCGTCCGGGGTCACGATGGTGACCCCGGTGACGGTTTACGACGACTGGTACAAGTACGACTTGGATGTGCCAGCACAGACGATGCGCACATACACGTACCAGTACGGCCAACGCGCGCCGAGCTACCTAGGCGAGATCACTATCAACGCGGACAAGATGGCGGTGTCTGAGCATGGCCTCGGCTACGTGCCCGTCGTGCGCTACATGGACACCTACGGGGAGCTGGACGACGGACCCGAGGGCATCATCGCGCCGATGATCCCGGGCCAGCGGCAGCTGAACCAGACCACATTTTCGCTGGCCATCGCCGAGCAGTATGCGATTTTCCGGCAGAAGTGGGTCGTGGGCCTGGAAATCCAGCTTGACGAGAACGGCAATCCGAAGCAGCCGTTCAAGGTCGCAGTCGACAAGATGCTGCAGGCCGAGGACCCGGACGTGAAGTTCGGCGACTTCGCCCAAACCGACGTCAGCGGCTACCTGTCGAGCCGCGACAAGACGATGCTTTACATCACCGCAGTTCGGCAGATCGCCCCTCACACGATGGTTGTCGGCGAGGCTGTATCCAATGTGTCCGCCGAGGCGCTCGCCGCGTTGGAGGCCGGCCACGGTCAGGACATCGCCGAACACAAGGCGTCCTACGGGGAGAGCGTCGAGCAGAACATGCGCCTCGCCGGCCTCGCCGTGGGCGATGAGGCGGCGTGGAAGGACGTGGAGGCGCAGACCAAGTGGCGTGATACGACACCCAGGTCGCTGGCCCAGGTGGCGGATGCGCTGGGGAAGATGGCGCAAATGCTGGAGGTGCCACCGGAGGAGCTGTGGGAGAAGATCCCCGACGTCACCGATGGCGACCTTGAACGGTGGAAGGAAGCCCACAAAAAGCGTGACTCCATTGCGAAGCTGAATGGGCTGGTGAACGATGCCAAGTCCAGAAGCACGCCAGCTGACAGTGGAGCACCGGGCACGTCTGGCAGCGATAGCTGACCACGTCGCACGTGAGGTGCGTCAGCGTGCGCTGAAAGCGGACACATCCAATATCGACTCCTGGTGGGGGCGGGCCGCTGCGGGCATCGTCGGGTTGCTTGCGGCGGCCTTCAAAGTGGTTCTCGAGTTGACCCACCGGTATCTGCTGGAGCATGCCGAGATCGAGGGCCGCACGGTTGAGCCGGAGCTCGCGGAGTGGGTGACCGAGCAGGTCCTCACGTCGTTGCGGGTGACTGGGCCGGTGGCGTTCAAACGGGCGATCCGGGAGGGCTCGACTGAGGCGACGGCTGTGCGGCTGATGGCCACCCAGATGGCCGGCGCATCCGAGCGGCTGGTGTTGCGCGCTGACCGGGACACGGTGCAGTCGACGGTCGAGGCGAACGGTGAAATTGTCGGCTGGCGCCGGGTGGGCGACGGGGACCCGTGCGCGTTCTGCGCGATGCTCATCGGCCGCGGCGCCGTGTACAAGTCGGGCCGCACGGCTGGCGATGCCCGGTTCGGCGGGACCGAGTACCACGACCATGATCGGTGCACCGCCGAGCCCCTGTATGAGGGTGAGGACGAGCCAGGCGACGTAGCGCTTTTGCAAGACAAATGGCAAGAGGTAACCGCCGGCAAGTCCGGTGAGGATGCGCTGCGGGCGTGGCGTGAGTGGTGGGACGGCGGCGGCCGAGAGGATCTCGACCTGCCTGCCGCGGCGAATGACAAGCCGGCCAAGCCGCGTGTGCCGTTCGTGATCACGCCGCGCGACCCGAACGAGGTCTTCACCGGCGAGAAGGATTCGCGCTTCCTCGGCCTGGACGACCCTCAGGACGCACCGCGAGAAAGCGATGACAGTACCGACCCAGCGTTGAAGATGACCATTGCCCAGCTCAAGCGGGCGGGGAAGGACGCGGGTGCGGGTGTTCTGCTCGGCGGGGTGACGAGGAAGGCGGACATCCTTAGGGTTCTTAGGGATTGGGAGTCCACCCGCAACGTCAAGATCCCGGGCCTGCCCGAGTGGAAACCGCCACGCGTTGTCAAGCCGGCGGCAGACGGGGTAGTCGCTCCGGCTCTGGGTGTGCCAAGCAAGTCGGGCAAGGTGCTGAGCGGTGCCATGCTCAACGACTGGGCCGACCACTTCACGTATGACCTTCAGTACGGCCGCCACGAGTTCGTCAACGCCAACGGCGACACACCGGCCGAGGGTGTCAGGGTCCGCGATCTGCGTATTACGACATCCTCCGGCGGATACACCGTGGCGCACGGAACCGCATGGAGATTCGACGGAATCGCCTACCTGGTGGAGCACGGGCCCAACGACTTCGGCTCGCCATGGGTGTCGCGGACATTGACGGACCTTCGCAGTGCACACGACACCATCCCGTCGGCGCGCATCGCGAACAAGTCCTATGCCGTTGTCACCGGAGCGAACCCCGACGACGCCTACTGGCGCGAGAAATATAAGAACCCGAACCACGTTTCCGCGATGACGGCCAGCCGCGGGCGCATCAACATTTGGAACACGCGGGCCCCGTATGGCCGCGTCTGGGTCGACGGGTTGCGCCACGAAACGGGGCACAACCTCGACGACATGATCGAGCGCCGAGTTCGGGGTTCGCAGTCTGAGGAGTGGACAGCCGCGGCAGCGTCTGATGTGCGGTCCGCCGCGCGGATCAAGGATCTATCCGACCGGGGCAAGGGGATGGCGAGGGTCGACCCTGACCGGGGCTATCCGAACGGTGTCACCGGGTATGGCCGTTCGTCGGCCGCCGAGGACTTCGCCGAGTCGGTGATGCTGTACCAGCTGGGTGAGGTGGCAACAGGCCGGCTCAAGGCTGGCGCCGACATGGGGCCGCTGTACTTCCGTGACATCTACCCTGCTCGGGCGAAGATCCTGGACACTCTGTTCCCGGACATTGCCAAGGAGCAGATAGCTGCGCTCAAGGCGCTGCGGTCGGCCAAGCCAGTCACGGCCGAGAAGCCAGCCAAGGTGGCGAAGGTGGCGAAGACCCCGACGAGGGCAGCGAAGCCGGCAGCAGCGTCGGGTGTTGATCTGTCGAAGCTCACCGTGCCGAAGCTCAAGGCACTCGCCAAGGAGCGTGGGCTGAAGGGCTATTCGAAGTTGACAAGGCCGCGGCTGCTTGAGCTACTCCGCTGACGGCCCGGTCGTAAAGAGCGTGTGTTCTTTCGTGCCGTCGGGGAAGGTCACGACGACTTCCCCGCGGACGGCCCCAATCTGGTCGGGCAGCACACTGCCCTGAGCGTCGATCCAGATCGTCTGCTCAGTTGTCCCGGGCGGGAAGGGTGAGACCACAGGTCCACTCATCCCTCCAGTATCCACCAGATCGCAAATCTCGCCAGGCCTGCCGATGTGCGCAGGCCTTTTGCATGTCCATTAGCCGCGCCAGGTGCGCGGCTTTGTCGCACCAGGAGTGCACATGACCCAGCCCAACCCGGCACCGCAGGGACCGCCGGCAGGCCCGGCAACCCCACCCGCGCCACCGCCGGCCGACCCAGCGGCACCGCCCGCCCCGCCATGGGGCGACGACGACAACTTCGACCCGGCACGTGCATGGGCGCTGATCCAGAACAAGCAGGCGGACCTCGACAAGGCCAAGGCCAAGGTTGCCGAGCTAACACCGTTCCAGCAGAAGGCGCAGGAGCTCGAGGACGCCCAAAAGTCTGAGCTTCAGCGCTCCCAAGAGGCGACTGCCGCAGCCAACAAGATCGCCGAGGAGAAGACCGCCGAGGCGCTGCGGCTGAGGGTCGCGCTGAAGCACGGCATCTCCGACGACGACACGGCACTGTTCTTGACAGCTTCTGACGAGGCGACGCTCACCAAGGTCGCCGAGGCACTCGCGGCACGCAACGCACCACCGGCCACGCCCGGAAGCACCACACCAGTCACCGCGCTGCGGCCAACGTCGATGCCCAACGCCCCGGCGCCGACCGTCGACGACCAGATCGCAGCGGCGAAGGCGGCAAAGAACTTCGGGTTGGTCATCGCCCTGGAGAACTCGAAGCTCGCCAACATCAAGAAATAGTCACGGGCCGGCGCGGGCCGCGCCCAGAACCTGAAGGGAGCGCCCAGCTATGGCTGGAATTTCCGCGCTTGGCACCAACTACAACCTGCCCAACTACACGGGCATCCTGCACGCCCTTACGCCGACGGAGACCCCGTTCTTCTCGGCGATCGGCGGGCTCAGCGGTGGCAAGCAGACCACTTCGACCGAGTTCGAGTGGCAGACCTACGACCTGCGCGACGCGGCGCAGCCGGCCATCGTGGAAGGTGCGGACGCCCCGGCGCTGACCGGCCGCGCCCGTGCCAACGTGACGAACGTGGTGCAGATCCACCAGTCCGCGGTGGGTGTCGCCTACAGCAAGCTGGCCGCGTATGGGCAGAAGTCGGGCACCAACAACGCGATGCAGAACCCGGTGATTCAGGAGCTCGACTGGCAGGTTCTGCGCGAGCTTGAGGGCATGGTCCGGGACATCAACTATTCGGCGATCAACGGCGCCTACCAGAAGCCGTCGGACAACAGCACGGGCCGCAAGACCCGCGGGGTGCTCGCCGCCATCACGACGAACGCGGTCCTTGCCGATGAGACGATCGTGGGCAACGGCGATTCGCTGTGGGAGGCCGATGACGAGGTCATCACTGAGGCGGCGCACGGCCTGGCCGTCGGTGACCGGGTGCGCATTGCGATCGACTCAGGCGCGACCGGTGCGACGGCGGGCTACTTCTGGGTCAAGACGGTCCCGTCGAGCTCCACGTTCACGGTGAGCACCACCAAGGGCGGCACCACGCAGGCCATCACGGTCGACGGCGTGGTCGACGTCTACAAGCAGACTGCGCTCACCATCGCGAAGGCGAACAACTTCTTCCAGTCGATCTATGACGGCGGCGGTCTCACCTCGCAGGAGACCACGGTGGTACTCGTAAACTCCGGCCTGAAGGTCGAGATCAGCGAGCTGTACGCCAACGCCTACGGCAAGTTCCAAGAGACGTCGCGCAACGTCGGCGGCGTCAACGTCAACACCATCGTCACCGACTTCGGCACCTTCGGCGTCATGACCGACCGGATGATGCCGCAAGGCACCCTCGGCGTGGTCGACCTCGCCGAATGCGCCCCGGTGTACCTGGAGATCCCGGACGCCGAGAACGGCGGCATGAAGGGCCACTTCTTCGCCGAGCCGCTCGCCAAGACCGGCGCCACCGACCGGACCCAGCTGTACGGCGAGTTCGGCCTGGAGTACGGCAACCAGCTCAAGCACGGCAAGCTCGAAGGCCTGCCCTACTAGTCCCTTATCCGATGCGTCTGTCCTGATTGGAGACCGCGCACCCATGAAGAAGCAGTACCGTGTCACAGCTGGCAAGGTGACGGTAGAGACCGCGGTCGGTCCCGGCCGCGCTCTCATCGACATCTTCCAGGGCAACATCCTTCCCGCCGATGTGCCGCAGGAGCAGATCGACACCGAACTGCGCCTCGGCACCATCGAGGAGGTCATGGCCGAGAAGTCGGCACCATCCACAACCGACAGCGACGGTTCGACGGATGACGGGGCCAACGTCCCGCCGCCGTCCACCGAGGAACTGGTGCCGCCGGAGCTGCCGCAGGGCATGTCGGTGCCCACCACCCTTGAGTGGGTCAACGCTGTGCCCGAGGAGGTGCACGACCGTGCGGAGGTCGCCCTCAACGCTGAGACGGGGGCAGGTGGGAAGAACCGCAGCACGCTGATCGAGCAGCTGCAGGAAATCTTCGAGGCCACCATGCCGGAAGGCGAGGGCACCGATGAGGGTGCTGGCGCTGGCGCATGAGTGGATTCCGGCGCATAGCGCGGGCGCGGAGGTCATGCTTCATGGCATGCTCCGCGCCCTCGCAGCCCGGGGCCACGACGTCACGGTGCAGCTGTCCAAACAGGAGGGTCCGCGGTACGAGCTCGACGGCGTGAAGGTTCGCACGCTGCCCGAGCCGACCACCGCAGACCTGATCGCCGGGGTGGATGTCATCGT